TGATGCATTTGTGTCATTAGTTACGTATTTTAAAGATGCTGATTTACCTGATCCTGATATATTAGTTCTTTGTACTGGGGATGGATTACCATCAAATATTGCAGTGCTATTATATGTAGCCTCGTTATAGAAAGCTGCAGCACCTGCAGTAGATAAATTAAAGTTAGTTGGGTTTAGTGTCTCTACATCTGCATAGTCATACACAGCCGACATTACGATGGAGTTGTCACCTTCAGAGCGTAAGTATGTAGCTACAGTGTAAAATACTTTGCGTTGCTCTGGGTCTTGCATATGAAAGAAAGGTGTCTGAAATACACTTAGTATTGGGTTACCATCAAAGTTATTACCTTGCTCTTGTTGTTGTACCTTACCTGCTGAAGTACCATGTAAAACAATTTCATTCTGACCTATGTAACCACTAGCTGCACAAGTAGCTGTGATACCTAACATCTGACTATACTCAAACTGTAATCCATTAGGAGTCTGCCTAAAGCCACCAATAATACCTTGAGAATCTGCTGCTGCAAAGAAGTACCTAAATTGTGTTTTTTGTCTAAGTACTACAGCATTAAGACCATCTAGGTCAATATCAAATACAATATCTGTAAAGATAGATTGAATGTCTTTTGATACTGTTTCTAAATTAACGTCACCAATCTTTGCTGTACCTGATATAGGGCGTAGACCATCTTGAGAGAGGAATAGTAAGTCACCACCAATCTCTATAACACTGTCTGTAGCTAGGCATCCTAAATCATCAGTAACAGTTTGTAGTACAAAGTTAGCTAATGCAGTACCACCTAGCTTTTTGATATTAGTAGAGCCAAATATAAATAGCTCATTCCTAAAAGATTTAATTGCAACTACAGGAAAACCTACATTTATAACTCCTGCGCCTTGACCTGGAGCAAAGTCTGTTTCATCTAGTGGTGCACTAAAGAATAGCTTTGTTGGATGAGCAGGGTCACCTGCTAAGAATAAATGATTTTGAAATATTGCAGAGTACTTTGGATCAGTAGGTGCGTTAGCGTGAGTTAGCTGCGTGTAATTTGTACCATCATACGTAGCTGCAGGGTTTATTCCATCTGTCAGTACAACCTTTGGAGTAGCAAAGTTAAACCTTGAGAACCTTACTTTAGTTACCCCTACCATTGTAGGTGAACCTGCAGTCGTTACAGCATCCCAAGCTGAACTAGAGTTATTCCATTTGTGTAGGTAGTTGTTACCTGATGAAGGTTTTCTACAAGCTAGTACGCCATCATTTATACCGTCAGCTACAGCTACACCTAATACACTTCCTGTACCTGTAACTGTGCCATAATTATTAGCAAAGCCACTTATCTTTCTGTAGCCACCAGTAACAGCAGGTTCGTAGTTAAGTAGTGATATAGCTGATCCAGGCTGTGTCTCACCTTGAGAAAGCACATCCCTACTAGTGTTAAGCCCTCCTTGGCAGAAGACTTTGAAGGAAGCTAGATTATCAGCCATTATACACCACTAGTAAATGAACTTGTCCTTGAATCACCTACAACAGTAGAGCGTACAAATAAAGTATCATCAATTAAAACTCTACGCATTGTCTTGATGCCATCTTCAAAGTTATTCTGATGCATGGCAGCACTTTGTTCATTGCTACGGAAACGCATCATAAACATCATAGCACCGTCTATAACTACGTGCTTAAACCTGTCTGGTATAATTGATACATCATTAAATGCAGTTAAGTCTGTAGGAAATTTCCAATACACATACTCTATTTCATATGCTGCATTAGGTATGGGGCTAACACCAAAAGCTGTACCTAATGTTTGATACACTAGTGCAGGAGGTCCATCTCCATTTACTTGATCACCTGTATCATCTGATGGACGTACATTCTGTATATACTGCTCATAAGATACTACACTTAATGGCATAGGACTGTTGTTCTCAGAGCTTAGTTTCTTAAGATAGAATGTATCCCAGTCTGTGCTAGAATAGTCTGCAGGAAAATCATACTGTCTTGTGCCTACAGTAAGAGCCTGTGTAAAAGTTGTTTTGAGGAAGGGCCACTCCTGACCATCCTGTAGAATAAGTCTAATGCTACTATTTACTGCGTCTTTAGCTAAAGCTTGCACGTTTCTTACAGAATCAAAGCCATCACCTGCAGTATCAAGTGTGACCTCGTTCATACGTCTTAGCAATTCATTTACTAGTGTGACATAAGTAGCCATAGAGTTATCCTACTGTTATATAAGCTGAAGGGCAAGCTTGACATAGCTCGCCCAACAGTATATTTAGTATTAAGCAGCGTTGTAAATAGCTGACACCAATGCTTGAGGGCGCAAGATTTTGCGACCGTATAGGTGCATACCACGTACAATGTCTGCAAATGAGTCTGGATCACGGTAGTTTTCAACTTTGTTGATCTGCTCTGCAGAAGCAACCGCATCTTCCTGACCTGCCAAGATAACACCGTAATGATCGTCTTGGGCAGTCGCACCTGATGTACCTGCACCTGTACCTTTAGCAGGTAAGTTGTTAGATACATAAAGTCGGAAGCCGTGTAAGTTGTTTACAGCTAGTCCATTTTGTAGACCTGCTCCACCGTAGTCAGCATTTAATAGACGTGAATCTTCGTCTTTTAAGATTTCCATGAACACTGGGTCAACTACAAGCCATCTGCCTCGTGAGTCAACATTTGCTGTATCCATCTGACGAGCCATACGTGCAATCACAGTCAACGGAGATGTCACAGATGTTGACAACGCTGTTGCACCTGGAAGACGTGCAGCTAGAGGAATGGAGTCACCAGTTGTACCACTTGATGCTGATGTTGTGATGTGTCCAATGTCAGACGCATCTAAACGGTTAGCCTTTAGAAATTCACCGTTTATTTCACCTGATGTTGGGTGCTGTGCTGTACCTGAAACGGTAGTAGTAATTGCACCTGCACCAGAGTGACCTGACATATACTGAAGTAAGTCTGCATCCATTGCGTCAGCCATTTTGTATGCTGCTCTGTCTGCAGCTAGGCTAACGAAATCAACTGATGAGAATTGATCTTCGATGTCATCCATTTTAAAAGCAAAGTAGTTAGCTTTGTCAATGGTTAGTGAAAACTCAGAGTCATCTAAGTCTTCTACGGAGATTGCAGTTTTACGCTCCAAAGCGTTGACTGTTACATCAGGCTCTTTCTGGATACGAACTACATCACCTTGGTTTGCAATGTCTCCGAAGTAGGAGTTGTTAGTGATTGCGTTTGCAACAGATGCTTTTCTTAGAGCAATCTGTGCTTGTTTGGAATAGATAATCGGGCTGAAATTGCCGTCAAATCCGCTTTTGCCAGAGGCAACTGCTATAGCCATAGTTAAATCTCCTTTATAGATATGGCGTGAAAATTTACACTACATACCCACTATAAAGAGGCTCTTGGTGTTAGGGTAGTCAGTTTACAGACTGGTTGGCCTACTAGTCTGGTCTGGGCCTATACTTTGAGGTAAGTCTTTTTGTGGCTAGTGCTTGTTAAAGCATACACACAGTTATGGTGTATATGCCATAGTTTTACTTATGAAATCAGTTTTGTCAACTATTTTCTTGACATATCATAAATAAACTTTCCTGAGCGTTGGGCATCCATTATTTCGTCCTGACGCTTTTCGTATTCTTTGATAGACATATTAGCAACCTGAGATTCTCTAATATACTTAGACTCTTCATTGTCGCTAGGTATTGTAGTACGTTTTGTTGTTACAGAAGAAGCTGCTCCTTTATCTTCAGTAGGCTTCTTCTTAGTTGTAATACCTTTGTCTGCTTTGTACAAATCTATTACACGAGATACAGACTTAGCATCATCTACATTCTCATACAAAGCATCTTGTACCCACTTAGGTATCATCAGCACGAATAGTGTTGAAGTCAGGATGCATTACAGATAGTTCAGCTTCAGCTTTTTCACGTTTAGCTGTAACTCTTAGCTCTTCAACTTCTTTCAGTCGCTTGTCTATATCTGATGAACGCTCTTGTGCTTTCTTGTCAGCTATAGCTTCTACTATACCTGCTACATCAGGATACTTCTTAGACCAAGCTTCTATGTCTTTCTCTGACTTAGGTAGTACAAGTTCATTCTTAGTTGCAGACTCTAGCTGTGACTCTAGCTTCTCGAACCTGAGTTTCCACTCTTGTTCTTTATCTTTCATGTGCCGCCTGATGTCACCGTAGCGTTGCTTGAAAGTCTTCTCTTCAGCACTTAGGTCATCATCGTCATCATCTGCTTCTTGTGCTTCTGCTTTTGGTTCTTCTTTTTGTTTGGAATCACCTTCTGCCTGTACTGGTTTAGCTTCAGGCTCTTTGCTATCGGGTTTAGCTTCAGCAGTTTCTTCTTGGGTTTCATCTTCCTGTGTATACCCTGCGTCTTTTAACAGATCACGTAACTCTGCTTCATCTTTATTTATTCTTGCTTGGTTACGCATATGAGATGCGGAATGCACCTCTACTTGTTCTACTTCAGCCATTTTGTTTTCTCCTTATGTTGGGGCCAGTAATTAAACTGGGTAGCCTTATAGTTATATGGAATTATATTTTATATGCCTATATTTTTATCTTTATCAAATGTAACGTTTGCATCTGCCTCATTCTTTTCACGTTGAGAGGCGTCTGCATTAGGGTTATTATCTTGTGCAGAAGAACTTGGTTTTGGTCTAGCTTTAGGTTTAATTGTTGTAGTCGTTAAAGTGTCATCATCAATCTCTCTTCGTGACCCACCAAATGAGTCTTTCAAGCTATCACCCTGTACACCGAAGCCTTTACTATCAAAGCCTAATAAATCGCCTAGCCATGTGTCACCAAAACTTGGACCTGCTATACCATCTGTATCTTCTAGATCATCAAACAAACTAGACTCACCACCGAAGATACTACCTTTACGTTCTAAGCCGTGATCTATATTTCTACTGTTTAATTCATCCAAGGTATCATTATACTTGGCTATCATAGATGTATTTACTATGGCAGCTATAGGTAGTCCTGCAGCAGAAGCCACTGCAGTAGCTACATTGTTTAATACACCAAAACCTCTAGCTGTTTTTAGAAGGTCTTCGTTACCCATATCTTCTAAATTTATATCTTCTACTTCTTGTTGAGGTGTTGATCCTCCACCCCCACCTTGAGGTTGACCTACTTCAGTTTCTGTCGTTACTTTTACTTGCTCTGTTGAGTATCCCTTTTCTATGTATTCATCATACAAGTCTTGCTGTGCAGGTAAGAATAAAGTTACTACCTCACCGCCAGGACCATAAAGTATTACACTGCTAGTTGCTGCAGAGTCTACAGGTGTATCAAGAAAGCTAAAGCCTGGAGCAAAAGCATTACGTAGTTGTTCGTCTGTGTATGTAGGTTGTGTTGTATCTATATCATCATCAGCAGTAACTGTACCGCCAGGAGCATAACCTGCATTACCCATAGCAACAGGTGCACCTTGTCGATACATCATCTGTTGTTGTTGATAAGGATCTGCCATTGTGGACTGAGAAGCTTGCCCTG